ATGCTTGGTTCAAACTGGACTCTAAAAGATGAAGAGATTCCTGCAAGGGCATACAAAATGGCTGACCTGATGATGAAAGCGAGGGAACAATGACACCCTTGTATATTGTTTGTAAGCACAGGATCTCTAGATATTACAGAGACGCTATACATAACGAATATGTCATTGACGACATCTTCCATTCGAGAGATGTTGCCAAAGCTTACACTGCTATATTAAATAGCAGAGCACAGAAATACCATTACAAAATTAAGAAGGTAGTTGTATGAGCATATCACCCATCAGCAAATACGATTTGGTGTTACACAATGTACCGATGTGTGCGGTGTGTAACAAGCCAGTGGATAGAGTGGAGTCTATGTATGACATAGCCTATGGCGGTAAGCGTTTCATTGTGTACTGTCATGGTGATACAGAACAGGCATTCCTTGATGATGTTTGGATTGAAGACTGCGCTAGTGTGCAGTTCGGTCAGGCATTCATTGACAAGTTACCGCAGAAACAATTGGAAAACAAATGAACAACCTATTCTTCTCCTTCCTCTTCAGCTACCTATGCACTGCCTTTATCCAATGGCATTTCAATCCATCAGTGTGGAGTGAACATGCTAGGTTTCTGTGCATGGTAATGATGTTTGTTTTGTTCTTTATTGTTACAAAAGCGGAGGATGAATGAAGCTACCTAGATATGTCACTGAGGTGTATGCTGCCGGAGGCATTCTCAAATATAGATACAACCCGCCACAGGATGCAGTGGATGCAGGTGTTGTAGCTAGGCGTGTGCTTGGCACTGACAAAGGTGAAGCCTTTGCCTTAGCTTCTGAACTCAATGCACAGCTAGACAACTGGCGTAAAGAACTACGCTACTTGAAAGACATCTCTGAAGATACTAGGGTGCATGAGCTTATCAAAGCTTACAAGAACAACATCACCTTCACCAAGCTAAGCATCAAGGCTCAGCGTGACTACATGTATTATCTACAGGGATGGAAAGATAGCAAGGCCAATGGTGTGGCACTGTATCAATGCAAACTTGGTAGCTTAGTAACACCCCATTGTCAGAAGATATATGAAGAGCATGCTGAGCACAGTGTTAGCCTAGCTAACCACACCTTAGCTGTGTATCGTTTGTTATTCAACTTTGCTATCCGTCATGGCTACATCACACACAATCCATTCAGTAAGGTGCTACGAAGGGCAGACAAACCTCGCAGAACTGTATGGACTAGGGAAGATGTTAGAGCCTTCATGAACACTGCCTATTCCACATTCAAGTGGAGGAATGTAGGACTCATTGTGCAGATGGGTTATGAATATGGACAGCGTATGGGTGACATGCGTAAGCTGCGATGGGAACAGGTAGATCTAGAGAAGGGTGTGTTGCACTTGGAACAAAGCAAGCGTAGGTCTAGGGTGACTATCCCAACAAGCCAAGGCTTGCTGACAATGCTGAGACAACAGCATGCTGAGTTTGGTTGGCAGCAATACATTGCACCATCCAATAATCCAGACAGGAAGGGTGGCTTACTACCTTACAGCTTGTTCAATCTGTCTAGGGTGGCTAAACAAATCATGGCTGATGCAGGGATACCTGATGACTTGGTGTTACAGGACTTGCGTAGAACAGCCATTACGGAGATGATTGAAGTTGGTGTACCAATTACAAACATCATGTCGGTGTCAGGTCATGCTACTCCGCAGAGCCTAACACCATATATCAAGAACACTTTGCGTAGTGCAACAGTGACACAGGAAATGAGAGGACTAGTATGAAAGTTTACATAGGAAAATATCCCAACTGGCTTGGACCATATCAACTGGCTGAGCTAACAAAAAAGTTTGGGGTTAGTGAAGAGAAGGCACACAAGTGGGGTGAGTGGCTGAGTGAGACATGGGTTGGTGATGTGTTGCAATGGCTACACACTAAGAAGAAGCGCACTGTCATTGTAAAGATTGACAAGTATGACACTTGGTCTATGGATCATACGCTGTCATTACTCATCTTGCCTATGCTCAAGCAGCTTCAAGCAACGAAGCATGGTAGTCCTAGTGTGGATGATGAGGATGTACCTGTACATCTGAAGAGTACATCAGCACCACCAAGAGAAAACACATGGGACATTGATGACAATCACTTCAAGCGATGGGACTGGGTGATGGATGAAATGATATGGGCATTTGAACAAATGGTGGATGAGGAATCTACTGAGAAGTTCTATGACCACAGTGATGTGAATAAGAAAGACAGTCTGGAAGAACAGATTAATAAAATTAAGATTGACTATGCAGGTATACAGGTACATGAAGACCGAATGAAGAACGGCTTCAGGTTGTTTGGTAAATACTACAGAGGATTGTGGGACTGATATGGAACTAAATCAAATGGAGCAAGAGGCTGTTGTTGTTCAACAGCTTGAGTGGCTGCTTGAGTTTGAGCTTAAGGGACAGTCTGAAGATCAAGACTGGGAACTTATTAACTCCCTTGTGCGTGTGCTAAAAGAATTCAAGGTGAATGTATGAGTGCTTGGCTTATTGCTATTGTTGGTGTGGTGTATGCAGTGGTGGCAGTGGATCTGCTGCTCAAGGGTAACACTGGGCTAGGCATTGCCTTTGTTGGCTATGCACTGGGTAATGTTGGTTTGTATATGGAGGCTGCTAAATGACAGACGAAGAACGAGAGGTGATGCAGATGGCACTGGATGCTCTATCGCCTGACCCATACAGATCTGAATGGCTTGTTGCAATAGACATGGATAAAGCTATTGTAGCAATACAGAAATGCTTAGCTAATGATGCACTGGATAGGAAGGCAGAAGATGCTAGAAAATTGGGGCTTAGTTATGAGCCAGAGCAGAAACTAATTACCGCTGTTGATATTGAAAAGATTGTTAAATTCAAGGAGCGAAACACATGACAGACGGAGAAGTTGAAAAGATCATCAGATCAAACATGAACCTACAAATGAATCTTGCTGGCATCCGATCAGACTTTGAAGAAAAGTTACAGCGCAAGCCGCTGACGGATGAGGAGATTGACAGGATATGGGTTTTACACACTTTCATTCAAGCAATCGACAGACGACAACAAGCATTTGCCCGAGCCATCGAAGCCGCACACGGCATTAAGGGGGAAGCATGAGCTACCCTCAACAATACCTAGCCCTATGGCTAGTTGCCACCGTCAGTGGTGTTGCTTTTTATAACATTGGTTATGACATAGCAATAGCAGATCGCTACATGCCTACCCGCTTTAAATGCCATGATGGTATTGTCTATCGTGATCTGCAAAGCCATTGGGAAAGTACAGGACAGAAGTGTTTAACACCTGAACAAATGAAGGGCGTAGTATGAAACTACATGAACTAGAAGACCTCATCATGGCTGCTTGGATAACTAAGGAGGACATCGACTCCATCCTGTGGGTGTTATTGGATAGAGAGAAGAAGCCTGATGAAGACGAGCTTGCCAATTTATTAATTGGACTTCACAGCCTTCACGATGCTAGAATGACCAAGCTATTCAATGGGTACGACACAGTACTCAAGACCAACAAAGTAACTTACAAGGGCTATGGCATTTCTAAAAACACACCTACCTTGTGAGACATGTGGCAGCAGTGACGGTATGTCACTGAACGAAGACATGTCCACCAAATGTTTTGTATGTGACACATACATTCCCTCAACGAACAACGAAAGACTTGAAGTGATTGATGTAGACGGTGATACAAAAGATACGAGTGGCTTTATTAAAAGCTACAACGAAGGACACAGTGTTAGTGTGTCTGATAGACGCATTAGCAAAGCAACAATGGAACGCTATGGTGTAGTTCGTAGCGAAGGCCATTACTACTTTCCCTATTACGACAGCAATTCACAGCTTGTTGCAGCTAAGCGTAGGGAAGTGAAGGACAAGAAGTTTACTACCGTAGGTGGGTGGAGTAAGGGTACTCTGTTTGGACAGAACCTATACCCATCCAATGGCAAGTACCTCACCATTACAGAAGGTGAGTTTGATGCACTGGCTACATACCAATTGACAGGTAGTAAATATCCTGTGGTGTCTATTCGCACAGGTGCAGGTAGTGCATTGAAGGATGCCAAAGCAAACTACGAATACATCAACAGCTTTGAAAACATTGTGCTGTGCTTTGATGGTGATGAGGCAGGGCAGAAGGCAGCGAAGGAAGTTGCTGAATTGTTTGGCAGCAAGTGCAAAATATTTAAACCAGACCCTGCATACAAGGATGCATGTGAGTGGCTGTCAGATAACAAGGAAGCTGCATTCGTAGCTAGGTGGTGGGCAGCAGAGCCGTTCGTGCCTGATGGTATTGTCAGTGGCACTGGGTTGTGGGAGCTTGTGTCTACACCAATGGAAGCAGCAGATTGTTTCTACCCTTGGAAGGGACTTAACGACATTACCTATGGCATCAGAGCAGGTGAACTGGTTACATTCACAGCAGGTAGTGGACTAGGTAAGAGCCAGACCCTACGAGAAATTGTGTGGCACTTGTTACAGAACAGCAGTGACAACATTGGCTTGATGTTCTTGGAAGAGAGTGTGCGTAAGACTAGCCTGTCAATGATGAGCCTTGCTGCTGATGTACCTATGCATCTGCCTACATCTGAAGTGACAGAAGCTGTACGCAAGGATGCCTTTGAGAAAACACTAGGCACTGGTCGTCTCTACTTCTTCGACCATTTTGGATCGACAGCCATTGAGAACATTGTCAATCGTGTCAAGTACATGGCTAAGGGATTGGGATGTAAGTATGTATTCCTAGATCACTTAAGTATCATCGTGTCTAGTCAGGACAATGGTGATGAGCGTAAGGCCATTGACGAAATCATGACCAAGCTTCGCATGCTTGTGCAGGAAACTAGCATTGCTCTCATCATTGTTAGCCACCTCAAGCGTCCATCAGACAAAGGACATGAGGAAGGTGCAACCACTAGTCTAGCTCAGCTTCGAGGTAGTGCTGCCATTGCACAGCTTAGTGACATGGTGATATCGCTAGAGAGGAATGGTCAAGCTGATGATCCTATTGAGCGTAACACCACCAAGGTGAGGGTGTTGAAGAACCGCTACAGTGGACAGACTGGTCCTGCTTGTAGCTTGCTTTATAACAAAGACACTGGCAGAATGTTCGAGATTGATGCTGCAATGGAAGGACTAATGCTATGAAGAAGTGGGATGGGTTTGATAGTGCCATCATAGGCACAGCCTCTGTATGGAATGGTAATGAGCGTGTTGATGTATTGGTATACGATGTTGAGAAGATGGTAGAGACATTGATTGACAGAGATGGTATGTCCGGTGAGGATGCTATTGAATACATCGACTTCAACATTGAGAATGCTTACATAGGAAAGGACACACCTGTAATAGTGTGGAGTTATATCGATGAGTGACGGAGGAAAGGGACATACTCAGCGTCCCAGAACAATAGCTGATGATGAATGGGCTACTAGATGGAATGCCATCTTTGGCAAAGATTCAGTAGAAGATTACAAACAGTCGGTAGATATAAACAATCTCCGACAAAATGATAAGGACAAGGACGATGATCTTCTTAGACATAGAAACCAATCTGAAACATGACACCATCTGGCTATGTGTTACTAAGCACAACACTACTGGTGAGGTAAGGCACTGGCGGGAAGCCGACAGTCTTCAACAATATCTAGATGGTGAGCAAGTGGTAGGCCACAACATCATTGGCTTTGATGCCCCTGTTCTGAAGAAGGTATGGGGTGTTGGCATTCCTGACAACAAACTAGTGGATACACTGGTGATGTCTCGTCTGTACAAACCTGACATTGACATTGTTATTCCTGAGCAGGGCAAAGCTCCTAGTCCACATAGTCTAGAGGCATGGGGCTATCGCTTAGGTAGTCACAAGATTGGCTTCACTGCCTTCGATGGTGGTTACACTGAGAGCATGGCTATCTATTGTGAGCAGGATGTATTGCTGCTTGAGAAACTGTACAACCATCTGACAACAGTGATGGTGAAGGAAGGGTTTTCCCTACAAAGCATTCAGCTTGAGCATGAGGTTGCCATCATCTGCCGTGGCATGGAAGACAATGGCTTCATGCTAGACATGCCTAAGGCTATGGCGTTGCATGCCATACTTAGTGGACGCATGTCTGACATTGAAGAGGAAATGCAGAAGGTGTTTCCCCCTATCGTTGAACAGCGTATCTCTGAGAAGACAGGCAAGCAATTGAAGGACAAAGTAACCATCTTCAATCCCGGAAGTAGACAGCAAATTGGTGACCGCCTTATCAAGCTAGGATGGAAGCCAACTAAGATGACCCCAACAGGTCAACCCATCGTAGATGAGGACACTTTGAAGGGTGTTGTGTTCCCTGAGGGTCAAATAATTGCTGAATACTTAATGATTCAAAAGCGTGTAGCTCAGATCAGTAGTTGGTTGGAACTGGTAGGCGATGATGGTAGAGTACACGGTAGAGTCACTACTAATGGTGCAGTGACAGGCAGAGCTACACACAGTAGCCCTAACATGGCACAGGTTCCTGCTGTGGGTAGTCCCTTCGGTGCTGAGTGCAGAGAGATGTGGCGTGTGCCTGTTGGCTATAAGCAGGTTGGTGTTGACCTGTCAGGCATTGAACTGCGCTGTATGTCTCACTATCTACAAGACGCAGGATGGCAGCATGAGCTTCTTAATGGGGATGTTCACTGGAAGAATGCTCAGAGTTTTGGTTTAGTTCCGGAAGGGACAATCAAAGATGATAACAACCACGAACATAAGAAGGCTAGAAATCTATCGAAGACTCTGGTGTATGCCGCATCATACGGGGCAGGAGCAGCAAAGATTGGTAGTATTGTTGGAGCTAATAGTTCTAAAGGTAAGAAACTTTTAGATAACTTTATTAACAACACACCCGGCCTAGCAGCACTTAAGAAAAAGATATCTAAGTTCATGAGCAAAGGACACTTGCCCGGCCTTGATGGACGCAGGGTGTGGGTTAGATCTGAGCATGCTGCATTGAATACATTGCTGCAAAGTGCAGGTGCTATCATTGCTAAGCAGTGGCTTGTTGAATCAACAAAGATGTTGCAAGAGAAGGGAATAGATGCTAAACTATTGGCGTTTGTTCATGACGAAACACAATGGGAAGTGAGAGAAGATCAGGCAGAGGAAGCAGCTAAGCTCATCGAGCAAGCAGCAACCAAGGCAGGTGAAGCTTTAGCTTTCCGCTGTCCTGTTAATGCTGAGGGTAAAGTCGGGGACAACTGGAAACAAACTCACTAAGGAAACATAATGGATATTCAACAAGAGACGAGACGAACTAGCGTTTCAATTACAGATATTGAAAACAAAATTAAACAAGTAACTTATACTGTGTTGCCGGATACGACAACAACTATTTGTCAATTGTTTATGGAACATGGATATGTCATTATTGGTACAAGTGCTTGTGTTGATAAAACAAAATACAACAAATCACTTGGTGAAAAGTATTCTTATGAAGATGCTATTAACAAGGCATGGCCTCTTGAAGGCTACTTGTTAGCTCATCAGCTTTATGAGGATCTTCGTAAGT